TGCTGGATTTGATACTCTAGCACAATAGGATATAAGTTGTTCTGCATTTGGAGTAATTGAAATTAATTTTACTAAATTCATAATAATGAGTTTCTATATTGTATGAGGTCGTGTATCCATTCTAAAAAATCATCTTGAGACATATCTCTTTTAGCCTTATTGCAAATCTCACAGCAAGTTATTGTATTTTGTTTTGAATAGCCTTTATTTGAATCAATTCTATCTAATCCATTATATGTAAAAGAACCATTTCTTGTTCTTGTTCCTACTTTGGTTTTAATTGTAGTCCTAGGTTTTCTACCACAATAATAACAGTTCTTTTGTGTAAGTTCCAAAAATTCTTTTTTAGTGAATTCAAATTCTATATTTTTCTTTTGGCTTCTATAAATATAGTTTTTATAACAACAATGTTTGGCAGATTCTCCGTGTGGTTTAGAGTTTCTTATACTAGTTTGTCGTGGTAAAATATTTTTACGAAATTCATTCAATAAACAACCACAACTTTGTGTGTGTCTTAAATTACTAATTCTAAGAATTTTTTCTTTACCGCAGTCACATTTCACTTTCCAATAACTTTCTCTCCTGTCTTTCCAAAAATTTTTAATTCCTTCAAAAGCAATAACTGTTAATCTACCAAATTTTTGACCTATTAAATTTTTTGATGGTTTATTTTTCATATAGTCTCCATTATTATTGGTAATAATTATTATTACACCAATGTTAATAGAAATTCTGTATGAATAATTCCTCAACCTGTGGCATAATTACTCATCTCTATATGTTCGGTTGATTCTTCTTGTTTTTGTTTAATATCTTTTTGAAATTCTACCCACTGATTATTTGTCATATGATTATAAATATCCCATGCAAGTTTACTAACACTCTTACTAACCCCACTAGCATCTGGAACATCTAATTTTGCCCAATAATAACTAGTAATGTCACCATCTTTTTCTTTGAGAGTTTCATAACCCTTATCTTTTGCCCACTTTTTAATTTCACTCCAAAGCATTAGTTATTTCCTTTATCGTATCTTTTCCATGCTTCTTTATGTTTTAATGATATGATTTCAATTCTCTGTTGTTCTATAATATCTTTCTGATAAATAATTAGATCATGTAGTTCAATTATTAATTTAGCAGCATCGTCATCTTTGCAGTTTTTAACTATTTCTAGAAACCTATCAATATAGGAGTATTTTAATGGTGCTGTTTCTTTGCTCATTTTAAATGAATATTCTAAATAAAATTACTTACTTTTTCTATCATAATTCATAGTGCCATTTGAAAATTTTTGATTATAGTTTGTAGAACCATTATTCCAAGATGTTCTACTACCATTAGAATATGGCTGAACAATTGCTCTAGTTGGTTGACCATTACGATAACTCTCATTGATAATTGATCCATTATTAATATTGGAAGATCTAGTGGTTGTTCCATCGCTCCATGTTGTTATAGAACCATTACCAAGAGGGGATGTAACACCACTCCTAATTCTACCATCAGATGATTTTTCTGTTGTCATATATCCATTTGAAAATGGTCTTGTGTAAGTTGAACTACCATCTGATCTATATGTTATATTACCTTGTCCAAATTTTTGTGTTACACCACTCCTGTTATTAGGAAAATTAGATTGATTTTTTGGAGCATAATCTGCTGCTAAACAACAAAAAGAACATAGCATGATAAGTTTTTTCAAAATTAATTCCTTTATTTAAAGATTTGTTTAGAATACGAATAACCTGATACGAAACCGTCTATAAAAATTTTTTTCATTAAATGAATAATATGTTTATTTTGTCCAACGAACTGTAAGTTATTGTCTATCCATTCATGAAAACTCTTTTCTTCATCACTTATAAATTCATCTTGATTCATGGATCATCCTTAATATATCAATAACGATACCAGCAGTATATGGAATACTTTTTTCGCTCATAAAACAATCTGTTAGAGTATAATCAATATGGGTGGAGTTTCTGTAATTATTAAATTCTTTATACCATTTCAAATCATATTCGTTCTTAATGTAATAGTCTAGATATTTTAGAAACGAACAAATATCTTGTATTGATTTCATCTGTGTTTCTTTCGCTTGATATTTTTATGAAGTCTGTCAATGTATCTTTGTTCATAAAATTTTTGATTGGTTTGTTTTTGATTATCTAGTTTATGACTTTTCTTTTTTTTAATTTTTAATTTAATAGATTTATAACCATAAAAAGCCATAACAAATGGAAGTGATACAATTATTATTACGACAAATACTCCAAATAAACAAAATATATTGTATAAAATTGTAAAGATATAGTTGGTATTTAACATACTAGTCCTTCATATTAAAAGCAATATCAAGGGTGCGTGAAATAACAAGTTGACTAAACTCTGCTAAAAACTTATTCATGTCATCTTTCTTAATGACAATTTCATCATTATTTTGACCAAAAAAATACTTCTCAATGAGATGCTGTGCGGCTTTTTTAGTTGTTGTGTTCATAAAATTTCTCCAATTGTTGCTATGAGTATAGCATCTTTATCGGCGTTGTCAAGACTGAACTTGAGTTTCGTTTAAATCTACTACTATTTCAGCCCCGTCTAATATCCAAATGTCCCAAGTATCATGCGGATCACTTGCTGGTAATTGTTTACGCTTGATATTAAATTTTATATCAAAAATACCACTAATTTTTTGCTCACGATGTAGAAAATAAATGATAGAGTTTTTAATATCATCAGCACTCATTTCTACCCTAGTTTGATTTTTTTGTTTCATAATTTTCCTTTAAGTATTCTACAATCATTCCACTAGCCTCATTAACATTACAACCACCATGATCATACTGAAATCTCATTATATTAAATATAGTATCTTTTTGTTCTGGTGACAACTTTCCTCGCCCCAAATCAAAATATTCATACTCAATATAATCGGCCACACTTTCTGCGAATTCACTAAATGTCATACGAATAACCTATCCTGTAGTAATTCTTTAATTATTTGATTGATATTCATGCCATTGATAATAATTTCTTTATCCTTACTCCACTCTCCAGTGTCCATATATTTCATAGCATTATTAAAACACCAGCGAATAGCAAACTTTTGTTCTTTGGTAAGATTATTCATAGGTATTCGGTTCCATCAAGAGGGTCTTTATTATAAGGATAATTGAATGGCCCCAACACTTTGCGTCTTTTTTCTTTAATAAAGTTTAAAACCTCAGTGAAACAACCCTCACAAAGATCAATATTATATTTTGAACCATCATGTTTTGACCCATAACCCCAGCAACTTTCAAGAGTCGCATAATCTGGCCCAACATCACTATAGTTAGTGGTACTTTTTCCACAAGCGTCACAACTAACATCATCGACTACTTTTGTGGTTTTTGTTTTCCAAGTTCTCATATCATTCTTTCCACAGTTCCACTTGGCCCATTAATAATCTCAAGAATAACCCTCATAGCCATATCAACATCATAACACAATGTAGCAACTTTTTCATTGTGATAATCAAACTTCGCTGCTATTTGCTGAATTTCTTCAGCAACAATCTTTATGTCGTTTATATCTTCTTGGTCGAGGTTTCGCATAATATCAATTTTGATCCATCTTTGAATGTGTTTTTCTAAAATTTCTAGTAACTTATCCATAAACTACCAGTGGTGAATAACATTAGCAACAATGAATCCGCAAGTAATAAAGTTAACCAATATAATACTTAATTTAATACTAAATGCTGTCCATGCTTCATACTGAGTTAGTATAGGAATATCTGGAGCATCATAATCATCCTGACCAACCCTATGATCTATTGCTCTGGCTAGTATTAGCAGTTTACGATTCATTCCTACAACTATCACAAAGAGTAGTTATCCATCCACCTTTATTGGGTTTTCCGGCATTACCACAAACTCCGCATACTTTATAAGAGTATTCTTCTGCCATACTAACAATACCTCTTATATAATCATTGCCACCACTATAATAGACTCGTAATCCACCATACTTTTCTTTGATTTGATCAAATTTAACAGGAATATACTCCAGTTCTTCTTTAATCTTTTCCGGTTGATCTGCTAGAATTCTTTTTCTATCCTCTATATTTCGTTCATGTTGAGATATACGCCAGCAAAGGGAGGATAACAATTCATACCAGCCATTTCCGACCTCGCACCCCCAACTCATACACGATTCTCTTGGAGATTTAGTCCTATTAGAAAACAAGTCTGGATATTTTTCAAACAGTTTGTCTTGAAGTTCTTGATCCATATTAATACTTATAATAAACTTGTTTGTAATATTCGACCACTTCCTCGTCGGTTGGATAGTGATGACCACAAATCAAACCGTTGGGGAATTTATCAATCATAACCTGTGGATAGCCATTGTCAACTAGCCATGAATTAACATCTGGATATTTATCCCGATCATAAAGTTTAGGAAAACCAAATTTCCAACCAGATGGAGGATCAATCCATGTAAGATTAGACATTACAGATTCTCCACATTCTTTTCAATAATGTTAGCAATAGTCTTAAACTTTCGCCCAGTATCATTCAAGTCTGCCAAATTATACTGGTCATGTATAGGATTATCAGTAGTAAATGCTCCCATGCTATTACTTATTCCAGACCAATCTTTAACCTCTTTTGGCAAATCCTCTTTTTTACCACCAAATCTAGAATATCCATAAGAAAAGTCACTATCATTATCACAAACTTTCTCAGGTAGAGTTTTCTTCTTGTTCTTTTTCATTGTCTCGTTATACAACTCACAAAGCACACCAAGACAACAGTGTTGGGCCTGTCCCTGTTTATTAAATTTCTTGAGAGTTCCTTGACCCTGTTTAAACTTACCACTTCTTAGAGCCTTGACCCATTTTTTAGCCACATCTTTTTTCATATTCTATTAACCTTCCTTGCTGGATCACGCCTTTTGGGTTTATTATAAGTCACGCGAATAGTTTGTTCAATAGTATATGGACTAAAACCAGTTCGTGATGATTTTTGGGCCAATAGTATTTTACGATATACTGTTTCATGTTGTCTCCGTTGTGAGTCTAGTATATCTCACTTATCGGCAGTTGTCAACAGTGACATTTAGAATAAATCGCCATATCCATTAACATAATCGCTAACTCTAACACTAACCATATAAATGCCAATAAATAAAAATACTAGAGCAATCATTTCTTAGCCTTTTTATGTGATAACCTTGTTTCGCTCTTTCTTATAGCATAAACTTTCATTTTTTCCTCATAAAATATTATTCGGTTTTATCTGCATCTTATCACTAGGACTAGCAGCGTATGCAACTTAATCATGCCTTACTAATTTGTTGATAGCAGACCGGGCCACCGAAACCGGGATAGGACTATTCTACCATGCCTGTCGGTAATTGTCAACTTTTTTAGGATCATAAAGAGTGGTACTCATTAGAATATAATTCTCATCAAAATGCTCTAAACCCCACTGTGATGCTTCTTCACCACTATTAAATGGGCCAAAGTATTTTGTTTTTTCTGACGCTTCCTCAGTAACTATTAAGATAAATTTCATTTATTTTACCAATTCTCTGGCATGGGAATTTCATCAACATCAATATAACATACTATATCTTCATTATCAAATCCATTAAGCATAAAATCTCCATCATCCATATGATACCCCCACTTGCCTTCATGCCATCCCATGAGTCTAGGGCAAGACGATCCCTTTACACAACAAATATACTCACCATTGACAGTCGGATTATTATAGTGCCAGTTCATTTCTTTTTCCTCAATACTTGATTTTGTGGGTTCTGTAAAATTTTACTCTCACTGTAATCTACCATAGGATCGGCATTTGTCAACACTCCACTTTAGCATTTCTTTTCCCCAATAGTCTCATAATTAAAATAGGAGCGGTGGGATTCGAACCCACACTTGAAGGATTTTAAGTCCTTTGTCTCTGCCATTGGACTACGCTCCCATATGATATCATTCTATCATACTCATCGGCGTTGTCAAGATTTTTCTTTACTCCACATCGTACCATTCTTCAAACATTGGATAATATATTTCTGCAAATGGTGTGTTAACACCATCATTAATAACTAATCCTAATATTGGGGGAATCTCTTCATTATATATCATATATCTCTGCAATTCTCATAAAGATATTTGAATGTTGGAAAGCGAAGACTAATTCCTCCATCTTGATTATAGGTTTCTTCAAAATATTGTATTGTTATTGTTTGACCAAGAATTTTATTGGGATGCTTACAAAACTCTTTTCTTTGATCAATAGTAAAACCGCTACCAACATCAACGTAATTATTTTTGTGTTTAATGGTTACATTAGATAGCATAATTTCTTCATGCTCTTTTCCATCCTTGACATATCGAAATGGACCCATTTTTACATCAACAACTTCATACTCATCATCAAAAAAACTTTTAAATTTAAGTAGGTCTTTGCTACGCTTACCTTTATATGGTTCATCAGCACGAAGCATCACGCCTTCCCAGCCATAATCATTACCTCGTTTAGTCCATTCGGCAAAATGATCGTCATCTTTAATAAGTTCTTGACCAAGAACACTAAGACATGGACAAGAATTGTCTCTCATAACTTCTCTTAGATTATTATAGCGAATAGAATATGGACGATTCTTCTCGCCCTTCTTGCTATAAAATTCATCGTGAGTAATCATATCAAAAATCTTAAAAGATGGATTAGGAATAGTATGATCCTTCTTCTTTAGTTGTTTCATAACTCCCTGGAAATCCTCATTACCATCATCATCCACAAGACAAAGTTCCCCATCAAATACTACATTAGTAATGTTAAGAGCCTTAATACCATCCCTAACGATGCCAAGAGTATCAAACTCTTTTCCTGTGCGGGAATAGAAGGTAGTATCACCATTAGAGTCAACAATCCCAATACATCTAGCACCGTCAATTTTTCTGCTAACATACCATCCATCCTTCCAATCTACCAGTTTAGGTTCATATTTATCTGCCAGAGCAACACTAAACTCTGGAATATGGTCAGGAATAGCCTTGTTAATAATCTTATCGCCAGCACGGGTTTTCAAATCCTTGTCAATAATACAATGGATAAGATCCTCATAGATAGAATAGTGTTCGATAAAACTATTGACGGCAGCAATAGCATCATGCCCAGTAACTTTACGACTCTTTAGAGCATCCAGCAAATCAAAGAAATTTTTATACTCATTCTTTCTTGCAACAAGATGATTCTTCTTTTTCAGATTATCGCTGGTCACATTATATTGCCACAATGGATGATAAGTATAGAGAAGAATTTTCTTCGTAAAAGATGCTGCGGGACTGTTATGTCCACAATAATCTAGAAT